GGGTCAATGTTTGACTGCTTGTTGACCAGTACGCCCTGTGCTTGATCTTGGTCATCAAAGTCTGCGCCAGTAAGGAAGCCTAAAACTTCGCCGAAGATCGATTGTATGGGCTTCAGTATGAAGTCAAATAAACCCATTACTCACGGCCCCACGAAATATCCCTGATTGTGCTAGATGCGTACTCAAACCCAAGATCGCCAGCAAAATGGAATTGTTGACTGGAGCTATTAGTTAACCTTCCGTTTGTGCGCTCAAAGTCAGCCCAATGGCTCGCTAACGCAACGCGGATTGCTGATCGTCCTGATTTTTCTGCGGCATTCCACTTGGTTATTTGGCCGCTAAAAATCGTTAATGGAGCGCCAACAACAGAACCATTAGATATGCAGGCTTTTTTGATAGCCGCAGACTTGTTGATATATTCGTTTTGCAAAAATATGGACAGGTATGTGCTATTTGGGTCAGATGATGAAAACTCTAGCGTGACATTGTTTACACGCAAGTCTTGCGTTTCAGTAGGGCTGCCCACGTCAAGCAAATGATCTGAAGCGGTATATGTGGTACTAGAATAGGTCACATCATGTGCGCAGTCAGTCAAATTAATACCCGATCCCACATCAAGCTCAATAAGGTAAACTAACGTAAACCCATCCTTCGCAAGCTCTGCCGCTAGTGTTGCATTTACAGTACGCGGCATTAAATGACCTCTATCAAATCAACTTCATAATTGTATTGCTCGTAGCCTCTCACTTTAATTTCCTGGACATCGTTGGCAAGCCTCACCGTAAACTGCACACTATCGTATGTAATTTGGGTATCGTTTGGCACTGCTGACAGCAATGCTGGCTGTATGCTTAATGTCCCTGCTCCTGTTATGTCAGCCGTTACCATGTAAACCTTTGTATGGTTGCCAAATTTTATAAAGTCACCAGCCTTTAATGTGCCAGTAATGCCGTCTATCGTAATGGTTGAATCACCAATGGAGTGCGCTCCATTAGTCCGGACAGTCCCCGACACATTGCCAAACGCGTCATCATGGACTGGCACTTGTATCTGGAAGGTTTCAAGACTGCCTTGCTGAGCCATAATAAAGGCAATAATAGGTTGCATTTGCTCTCTAGTCATAAGCCGATACTTAGCCGTAAGCTCCCATCTTTGCGCACCAATACCACGCACCTGAACCCTTCCGCTTCTAGTTTCTGTTTTTACGTTGTTATGCCTGCTAGTTACATTCAAACTGGCAAACTCTGGGCTAGATGGATATGTGCCGCTCATACCAGCGCCACCCTGCCTTGATCCTCAAGTGCATCATTTATCATGGAAATAATTACGCCTCTGCGGTTCATCAGAAGATTATCAAAGCCTTCCGTGTCGTTGGCTTGTATGTTGAAGTTTACGTTAGCCCCAGCAGACTGCCCTCGCGTATGGTCTATAACGGTTTCGTTAGGGTGCAGGATTGCAGGGAAACCGCCCTTGCCGTCTACACCGCCAGCCCTAGCGCCATAGCCTGTAAAGCCACCTCCCTCAAAGCTCTGAGACCGGATATTGGCTACTTGAGCCATACCAGCGGCAACAGTCAGCGCGGCCAAAGCCACGTTAATCGGGAACGGGTATTGCGCCATAGTTGCGGTTGCTGAGGTGTATGTGTTCATAACCGCCTGCGCAATCTGCATGGCCTTCTGCACTTGGAACATCTTTTTACTTGTGCGGCCCAAAGCGCCAAACCTCGCATTAGCCTCATCAATAACATGCTTGGTTTTGTCCTTTTCGGACATCGCCGTAAACTCAGCCAGCTTTGACTCGTTTTGTACCTGCTCCGCTGTCTTAGTCTGCGTAGACATAGACATATTTTCATTTGCAGATGCGACTACCTCGGCAGTCTCTTGAGCTGCCAGCTGTATGGCCTCGTATGCGGCCACCAGGTTCTCGCTAGGATTGCCTGATGCCAATATCTCAATAATGGCCTCTTGTGTCTCCAGGGCGCTCTGAAGAAGGTTCTGGGCTGCCTCTCGCATTGATCTCTCAACGCCAGCAGGTACAGCCTCCAGCCCCAGCATAGAACCAGCTGCACTGTTAGCCAGGATATTGTATTTCTCAATCAGGAAATCAATTCCAGCACCAGCAGAGGTAAGGCCATCAAGAATGGCTGCGCCCATCTCCAGGCCAAGCACCTTGAGCTGCATCAGCATGACCTTGACGCCTAAATAACCGTCTAGCAGCCTCCCAATAGCCCCCAGAACTGCATTAGCTACGCGTTGACCCACATTGCCAAACTCAGCGTTTTCTATCGCAGCGTTTCTAAAATCAGTCGCCAGGGCAGCAATGATCGGGGAAAACTCAACAGCAAGCTGGTTGCCTAATCCTACAAATACGCCCTGAGCTGCCAGCAGCGCATCATTAGCTTCCTCAATCTTCGCTACATCAGTGCGATCTAGCGCCAGGCCAAGCAAATCAGCTTCTTTGGCAAATCGCGCCAGCTCCTCAGAGCCGCCGGCAAGCGTGTTGACCAAGGCCACACCTTCGCTGTCAAACAGCTTCATAGCTATGCGCACGCGATCAGCTTGGGTGCCCACATTCTGCATGGCATCAGCCACTATGCCCATCTGCTCATCTAGCGGCAGCTGCTCTAGCTTCTGTGCATCAATACCTAGCTCTAGCAGCGCACCCTTGGCCTCACCAGTGCCTATAGCGGCCTCTGATACGCGCCTGGTCATGCGTTGCAGCGCCATGTTCATGGTTTCGATAGATACGCCTGACATTTCGCCTGCGAGCTGCAGGCCAGCCAGGGCTTGAGTGGTTGCGCCGATCTTATCAGCCGTTTTGCCTAACTCATCCGCAGCCCTCATGGACTTGACAGTTAGAACGGTAGCGGCGGCAGTTGCGGCGGCTGACATCGCGGCAGACGCCTTTGCCATCTTGCGGAAGCCATCACCCACTCGGCTGAATGCCTTTTGCGTGCGGTCATCCGCAAAAATCTTAATTAGGATGTTTTCTGCCATTAGCCTCTCTCATCTGAAACCAAGTGATCCATCCCTGATATTCTCTGGCATCCATCTGCATGATCTCGCCGACAGTCTTGTGCAGATGCTCTGCTAGGCTATAGCAGAATTGTAGATCGCTGTCGGCTTTTAGTTTCCCTCAATATCCTCTGCGCTGGGGTCTGAGCTGTTGATTTTATTGACAATCTCAGCCAGTACATCAGGATCAACGGCTTTAAGAAGCTCCAGCCTGTCCATCTTTTTAAATATCTGCTTACCTTCCTCATCAATCAGCCGGTAAATGATGGTTAGCACCATCGCCTCGGCTGTTTTGTTCTCGTTGGCAGCCTGCATAATTTCGCCAAGCCGCTCCAAAGAGATGCCTGGTTTAATAAACGCCTCCAGCTCCCACTCAGGAATGGAGATGGGGCGAGGATCAGCAGATAATTTAGCTTGATAGTGAGCCTTCGCTTTCTCAAGGACTGACATAAATTAGACCGTTGTTGATGTCAGAGCGCCATCACCTTGGACAGAGATAGACGCCTCAACCATGCCATCAAATGCACCACTCTTGCTAACACCAGTGACAATGGCAGTGCCAGTGTAATAGGTATCACCAGATGCATCGCCCTCTGGGTATACGTTAAGCGTAATCTCAGAGCCAACAGTCAAAGCGCCCTGGCCATTGGTATCTGTTTCGTCCCAATAGACATCGACGCTACCAGACCAGCTGGTAAGGCTTGAACGGAATGCCCTAGCAGACGCACCCATTGTGGTTTCCTCCAGGGTGTCTGCGGTTTCTTCCAAGCTATATGATCGAACATTGGCAACCGTATTAGTGCCAACCTTTACGACTCCTTCACTTCCTGCATGAGTAGCCATTAGTTATTCCTCCTCGGAATCAACAACTGTGTCAACTTTTGGCTTTGCCTTCTGCTTTGGCTTCTCTGCCTTAACAATAGACCAGCCCATATTCTCTAAACTCTGTACCTTAGACGGATGCGCCTTGATGGTCGCTCCGCTCTTTGATTTCATCTCAACCATTAGGTAGTCCCTCTGGTGAATTGGTAAATACATCGAACAGTGATTATAACCCCGCCGATTGGGTCGATACTACCGTCATCAGCGTCAATAGAGATGACCTGAGTATCTAGCGCATACCCGCCACGGGTTCTATCCGTGTCCAGCTTTTCCTCAATGCGCTTTACCGCCTCATTTCTCGCGGTATCAATATCCTTAGCTTTAACGTAACAGATAATCTGGTAGTCAATCGTGGCCGTCCTAGTGGCCGATGCGCCGCCTATCGTGGCGTCCTCTCGGTTCTCGTTTGAGCTCCTAATCAAAACCGCTGGAAACTGCGCGTTACTCAGCTTGTCAAAGTCAAAAGGCTCTCTAGTAACAAGGCTAAACTTGTAGCCCGCCTCTGATGCCTTGATAGTGTTGACCAAATTTATGGCAATGCTTTCTCTGTTGCTCATCGGCTAAAGCCTCGGAAAACGTACTTAGCAAATTCTTCAGTCAACAGCTTTTCGTCGTCGTCATTTAACCCAAAAAACGGCCTTTCCTT